GCTGATGCCAACGGATGATCTCGCAGGTGTTTTCAATTCCGGGAGGAGGAGTGTTCGGAGGAGGGGTAGATCCACCGGAACAGGACAGGAGCGCGATCAAGGGGATGAGGATGATACGCTTCACACCCGGCCATCCTCAACGCCCGTACGCAATTCACGGATGACCCTACGGGCCCGACGTCCGACCTGCCGATACCACAACGACTGCTGCGCGTGAGCGGCCGCGCCCTCCCAGTTCCCGGCGCGAATTGCAGCTATCGTGTAGTGGAAATGCGCGAAGGAAGTCAGGCCGATGTTGAAAAGCATATCCACCAGCGACTCATACCTCGCCTGCGTCAGCCCTGGAGGATCGGACTGGAACACAACGGAGTAATCGAGCTGCGCCTCCTCCAGTTCCTCTACCAGCAGTTCGGTCGCCCTCTCCTCGGTGATAGTGGAGTGCTGCCCCGGCGCACGGCAACCGAACCCGAACGACCACTGTTTAAGGTCCCAGTAAGCGTTCGCGGAAAATCCCTCCTCATCCTTGATCCGCTGGATGAACTCAGGTCGAAGCGGTGGAGTCATCTGTACCTCCAAATGAAAACGGCCCAAAAAGGGCCGTCGCCGCAAGTCGATGAAAGCAGTATCTACAGGCCTGACGTCAACATTCCTACTCCCTGATCGCTATTGCCGTTATCACCCAGTGATAATCCACGGGATCCGGTCCTGCGTTGATCCAATCCGATGTGGCGTAAATTACCCACGTTCCTCCAGGAAGCGCGAGAGTCAACGTGCCCTGCAGCGCATCGTCCAAATCGTGCAGAGTGACATCGACAGACCCGTCTCCCACGACTCCATTGGCAACCCCTGTTGGCCCGGCAAAGCCCGTTGCGCTTGCAAGCGTCCCGTTGATCTTCATCCTGTCGGGAAGCGTAGTAGTGTCATGAGCGTTCCCACCAGATGCATACCCGACTACGGTCGAAACCCTGCTCTCCGAAACGGATACGCTGTCGAAGTACCCGATACCGGCAACGGCTACATCATTCTTCGCTCCAGTAACCCTCACTTTTGCATATCGAGCTGTCGCAGGCGGGGTTGCACCACCCGTATACCTCGTAACCGTGAGTGGATTTGTAACAGAGTCGTAAATCGAGGTGGTGGAAATATAGTTCGCTTCCAGCGCCGTCGAGTACCACCGGATCTCCAGGAGGTTATGGATCGTCGCTACGGAGGCCCACGTCAGGAAGTCAACGAACAGATTCTTTGCCGGAGAGACGGGAAAGAAATCCGTTGATTGCGCGTACCCTCCGCCGGACGCACCAGGGGAAGTGAACTGTATCCCTCTTGCGCCCTGCCCCGGCGTTGCCGTGTTGATGGCGAACGCTCCCGCCGTGTACTCCGTGATGTCCCATCCGTCCGGGATATCGTCGGAGTTCGAGTCAAGCTCGAAGTCCCCATTGGGGACTAGATTCCCGCCGCCGCTGGAGCTTCCCATGTTTGCGTAGAGGTGCGACAGATTCCCGATCACAACGTCCGCGAAAGCGATTTTCTTCGTCGCTTCCCCGACCAGCGGATTCGTCATCGCTGTCCAGACCATGCCTCAACCCTCCCTTATATCCATGTGGAGCACAGATAACTTTCCGGATCGTCAGGATCGGCGAATCCGTTTGCATCGCACCAGTAGCCGAAATTCTGTTTCGCGTACGCCTTCTGATCCGCAGTCCAGTTGATGTCCCATGTCTCGGCGGATCCACCTCCAAGAGAGGACGGAAACACCGGAGCCTCTTCCGTCCAGTGTCCCGGATATCCGAACCCGCCGCTGGTTCCCCCGCTGACGAGACCGCGCAAGCTTCCGATCACGAGGTCTACCTTGCCTGTTTCGAGGTTCCGCTTCGTCTCCAGCACCTCGAAGATTCCGTTGACCGCGTGCCTCGTGTACGTCACCTGAATGAAGTTGGACGGCAGTAGCGTCCAGCCCTTCGAGGAAACCCGGCACTTGTAGATCCGCTGAGGAACGCCCTCATGAAGTACCGCCCGCTGCGCTCCTTTCAGCCCATCAGAAGCCAGCACAAACGGATACTCGATCTCCTTTTGGATCGGAGCGGCAGCTCCCTTGAGGTATTGTGAGGACGCACGATTTGCGAATCGCACCTGCCAGTAATCCTGCGAAACACGATGCGCGTACTTCGCTTTCACCTTGGAGATGATCTTCGTTGCGTCCACCTCTTCGGTAAATGAATCCATGTCCTCTTCCGTAAACTGCACGACGGACGCGCCTGTAGGCGGCATGTAGGCAACGTACCGATACTTCCCGAGATGATCGTTGAACAGATAGGAACCTACCGCTGCGTTGATCTGCGAGAATACGTCGAAGGCGTCGGTCTCTTCGTTGAGATAGATTGATAGGCGGCATTGCCCCGCCAGCTCGCCGAGGGACCCTTCCAGAGAGGTGAGCGTGGTGAGCGATACCTCGTTTGACAGATCGGACTCTACTCCACCGGCCACGCTGGTTGCGGCGTAGTAATAGGTCGTCGCGTCCAGCAGGCCCGTGTCAAGGTACGGAGACGTAACGCCGGAGATCAGCGTCCCGGTTGCAACCGTGACTCCTGGAGAGGTCGATCTGTAGAGGTTGTAGGAATCTGCTCCTCCAACCGCTCCCCAAGAGAGAGTGTTCTGCCTCGGGCCGGGGCCGACGGAACCGGAGAGGATTGGCGCAACAGAAACAATTTCCGTTGCCATTCCTCCCCATCCGTAAGACCCTTGACTCAGCGCAACAAAGTTGCCCGCACCACCGGTCTGCTTGTAGATATCCACTCCCACCGCAGCGCAGTAGATATCCCCATTCGGAGCTGCTGTAATCCCCTCCCAGTAAGGTGTTTGTGATTGTCCCAGCGCGACGAAGTTCCCGGACCCTCCAGTCTGCTTGTAAATATCACCGTATGCTGTGGCGTAAATATCTCCATTTGGAGCAACGCAAATATGTCGCCATGCAACATCCGCTTGTCCAAGCGAGACGAAATTCCCGGACCCTCCGGCCTGCTTGTAAATGTTCCTCCCAGTATATTCCGCTACAGCGTAAACGTCGCCATTCGCGGAAACAGCCATTCCTCTCCATGATCTTGTCGTTTGACCCAGCGCAACAAAGCTACCCGCACCACCGGTCTGCTTATAGATATCCCCGCTGGAAACGGAGACATAAATGTCCTCGTCATCAGTTACCGCGACACCGAATAACGAATTCGCTCCAATAGATAGCGTTTCGTACAGCTCAAAGTCTCCAACCCCGCCGGTTCTTTTGTATATTTGGTCGTTTAACGTAGCGTAAGTGTTGCGATTCGTCGGGTGACAAGCAATTGCAATATAAGTACGCGCTGTTTGGCCAATCGATGAGAAATCCCCAGCCCCGTCTGCTCTTAGATAAACATCGGGAGGTGACCCTGATTTGGTAACGAGGATGTTGTACGCCATCTACTCGTACCGCCTGCTGTCATAATCAAGCACCGGGCTTCGCCTTATCATCACTGGATGTCTCCGGCATCAACGCCTAAGTACGTCGTCAGCAGGTCTTCCACCACGCTGGCAGGGTTGTCCATCAACGATCCGTCCTGGTTCGTCTTCCCGAAGAAGTCTATGGCCATCTCCGCTTCCATATCCCAATCCGTGACCGTGAACTCGGCGAGCGCGGAATTGATCGTCGTGAACGTCGTGTCGACCCAGTACCCAGTGACTGCGCTTTTCATGCGGATTCCGAAGAATCCCTGAATTGCATGGCCCGCCACCCGGAACCGCTTCTCCGAGACATGAACGCAGATCGGAGCGATATCGAATATCTGTCCGTAGGCGATGGCCTTGGGCTTTCCGACATCCTCCTCTCGCATGTACGGGAATTCATCCCGCGTCCAGTGTTCCAGCGGGATCTTTACCTTCGTATCTCCCTTGATCTCCTCGAAATTAACCTTGAACTCCGTGTCTGATTTCGACCACGTCTTTACCCGGTAGGTGCCAACGGTATCGAACTCCGAATATGCGGCCTCGGTAAACGGAGGCCGCGGGTCGTCGATCCCCATCTTCAGGACGATCACGCCAGCATCCCACTGAAGGCCGGTCAGCAAGTCGAAGAAGCCGTCACCGTTTTCGTAGATCGCAGTGCCGCTGCCAAGCTGCCCCGGGTCTCCGAACACCCGCTCTACACGCATCGACAGCGTGGGGAATGAATTCACCCGAGGATCGTAATAGCGCCCATCGTAGACTCTCCCCTCGGTAGCAAACGTGAAGGATACGATCGCTTGAAGAGTCATCGTCGAAGGAAGGACGCTGCCGGTACAATGCACATACACCCGCCCGGCCGCCTGGTCCCAGAAGTACGACGCCGCGTTTGACTCTACGGCACCGATTGATGCTCGGGAGGTAAGGGAGACGCCATTCTCCTTGACATCATCAACATGTAGAGACGTGGCGCACCAATACGTGTTCGTCTGCCCGCCCGCCAGCGTCCACAGATTCAGCGCTTCCCCAGCCGTCTGCTCTACCAGGAACACCTTGCGGGAGTCCGGGTACGGAAGACGATCGGTAAGAACGCTCACTTGAATTCCTCGACGCTGAACTTCAACGAGACGATGAACTTCTCTGCGCTTTCATCCCAGCCTTTCGTCTTGTAGGACGGCTCATCCAGGAAGACGACATAGAAAATACTGTCGTCAAGGTCCGGGAACAGATTGAGATAGAAAGGCGTCCCCATCCCGAGCGCGTCGTAGATGTCAATCACGCCTTGCGCGACGTCCATGTACGCTCCGGGGAAGCTCAATTTGATCTCGTAGTGGCCGATCCTCTGGTTCGTGTAGAGGTGGCCTCCGAGAGCGCGAGATTTATCGGACGGATTCTTGTGGGACAGGTCGATGTCCTCGAAGTCCGGCTCTTCGTTCAACTCAAGAGTTGGACCGAGAAACACCCGTCCGATATCCCGCGTCTCTCCCGCAGCCGACTTCGTGAAGGTGAACCTCCAGTAACGGAACGTCTGCGGAGTGGACAGGTAGTGGAGGATCCGGTCAACCGCGTAGGTGATATTTTCCGTAAATGTTGGAGCGCCCCACGAATTGCTGGCGTTCCCCTGAATGCGGATCCCGGAGTCTCCGGCGGTGAGCGTATGCGCGTCGATCAGGATAGCCTCAACCTGCATGGCGGACCCGAAATCGAAGATCAGCTCTTCAGCAGCGCTGCTCGTTCCCGTCCGGGATACCTTCGTTAGGAAGGGGTGCCGGACGTTCTCCGCTGGGAGATCGAGCGACCACGTCCCTGCTGTGATGAGAGTCGTCGACCGGTCGATCAGGTTGTCATGGAGAAGCGTCGTAAGCGCCATCAGACCGGCGCCAGCTTGAGGCGACCGTCTCTCAAGCCCTTCTGGATGATCCGGAAGAACGGCTCTCCGTCGATGTCGATGGAGAGATTCAAAACTCCGCTCCCGGCCTTCGTTTGACCTGCAAGGAACTCCGTCAGGTCGGTATTCTGCTGCGGCGATACGACGCGCTCGCCGGCCTTTAGCAGGAAGGTCTTATCCTCTGGAACGTAGTCCAGTCCTGCATGTGCCGCTCCTCCCAAAACCGAGGCGGTCTGCTGCATCGTCGCCGCAGCGGCCATTCCGGCAGTCAGGGACGCAAGGTACGTTGTGACCCCCTCCACGGCGGCAACGCCCAAGGTCGCGATGCTGGCGGAAATCGCTGCAGGTGCCCACCCAGCGGCAACAGCCGCCTGGATCGGCACAAGAGCCGCCGCAACCGCCGTGGCCGCCGCGATCGCCGTCGCCACCTGCGTGGCCATCAGCGCTTTCTCGAACAGCCACGCCATGACCTTCTGTGCCAAGTAGTCGGCGACGATCTTCAGCAGCATCTTCCCGAGTCCAGCGACGACCTGCATCGCGTTCCCGGCACCTGTAACGATGCCGACGAGAATGTCCGATAGCCCGTTTTTCATCGAGTCGTAGAGCGATCCGACGGACTGCCAGATACCCTCGTTCGCGTCCTGCCATATCTGCTCGTAGAGTTGAATCTCCTCCTGCTGGTTCAAGAGCGACGCCTGGCGCTCACCTTCCTGCCCCATCAGCGTCTCAAGGGCGAGTTGGACGTTCCCGTACGCGGAGGCCTCCGCCATCAGGTCGTCGAACCGCCGAAGCGACTGCTCCTGTTCGAGGACGTTGCGCTCCTCCTGCTGCTGAGCCCGTATCGAATCGAGAGCGGCCAGCCGGTCGTGGAACCCCGTCGCAGCCGACAGTTGCGCGTCCGTCATCCGCTTGTACGATTCCAGTTCCTTAACATGGCTCGCATCCAGCGCGGTAAGCGCGGCGTCGTAGCGAGCTTGCACCTTCTCCCCGGATCCCCCGGGGGTGGCGCGTTCCTTCAGTGCGGACATCTTCGCGTGAGCGTCTACGTACGCCGACGCCAGATCCCGAATTGCAAGCTGCTCCTTCCTGGTTTGCTCGAGGTTCTGACTCGTGACGTCCGCCTTGATCTTCGCCGCCTCGCGGTCCAGCTCGGCGCGTTTCTTTAGGTCGTCCCCCTCGTTTTTCAGAACCGATCGTTGCTGTTCGATCTCGGCGAGGCGAAGACTGCCGGTCTTCGTGATGGCGTTGCGGATCGCCTCGTAGTAGTCGGAGACCGAAACCCGGCCGTCCTCGTACGAGTAGGTCAGCTGCTGCATCGCGAGGTTCAGCCAGGCGAGCTGCTTTTCTCCATCGGCCGATTTGTTAATGACGTCGGCCTCTGCCTTCGCCGATTCGTTTTGCGCCATCGTCAGCTCGTCGTAGGCATTACGGAGATCCTTGATCGAGGCGGCCAGCTTCGGATACTTGTCGAGCGGTATATCTTTTACGGTCTCCTGGATGAATCGCTCGATGGCGAGCCTTCCGGCCTCCGTGGGGGATTTGAGCTTCGCCATCTCACCCTGTAATTCCTGCGTCTTCAGCTTCACCTTGTCGATCGCCTCGGACGCTCCCTTGAACGCTACCGGAGCGTCGACCTTCGCCTGCCCGAGGCTTGTGAACTGCTTGTCGACGGCACCGAGTAGCTTCGTCGTTTCTTCCTTGAAGCGCAGCACCGTGTCCAGGCGTTTTGCAACTCCCATGTCGAACACGGATCCCTGCACGTCCGGCTCGAATCCACCCTCTCCGGCTCCGGATGCTGGAAGTTGTGCCCGAAGGGCCTCCTCTTTCCGGGAAAGCTCCAGCATGTACAACTTGAGCTGCTGCTGGTAGTTATCCAGCTGCGCTTTCGTCAACCCCTTGAGGGAGGCGGAATACTGGTCGACGCGATCCTTCGACTCCTGCAACATCCGGTTCTCTTTCGACCACAGGTAGACGAGACCGCCTATCGCCGCAGCGACGAGCATCATCGGATTCAAAAGCATCGATCCGAGGGAGGTCGTTGCGAAGTACCGGAGGATGAATCCAAGGTTCTTCACCGCCCACCCGGCGTTGGAGAACCAGTAGACCATCCCGGAGATGCCACCGGCCAACACCGACAGAGCAGCTCCCGCGTAGGCCGACTGCACGACCAGGACCGCGAGCCCCGCTTTAGAGATGTCGATCAGCACCGGGAGCCATTCCTGCATGACCTTCCTCGCGGAGGAGAGCTGCGAGGAGATCCCCGCCACGCCCTCCGCGGAGGATTTCAACGACGGCAGCAGGACCATCGTGAAATCCATGGCCAGTGAAGAGAGGGACTTCTTCAGATCGATCGTCAGGTTCTGGAACTCGTCGGCCGCACGGGCATCCTCCTCGGACAGCACTCCGCCGAACCGCTTCGCCTTCTCGATCAGCGGGTCGAAGCCTTCCTTTCCGATCGCGTTCAAGACCGGAATCAGCATCGATCCGGATCTCCCGAACAGATCCGAAGCGATCGCCGACTTCTGCGTTGAGTCCGTCCACGTCGAGAACTTCCCGGCGACCTCTGCCAGCAGCTGATCCATCGGCTTGAGCTTCTTGGTCGTCGGATCTACCGCGTCCACGCCGATCGAGCGGAACATATCCTTTGCTTCGGACCCTCCGGCCGCCGCGTCCGAAGCGGACGTCGCCAGCTTGCGAAGTCCCGTATTCAACCCCTCCAGGTCGAGGCCGCTTTTCTTCGCCTCGTGTTCCAGAGCATGCAGAACGGGTACGGCGATCCCGACCTTCTGCGACATCTCCCCCATGGCGTCGGCGAAATCCACCGACTCCATGACGATGTTCTTCATCTCGTTCAGGAACATGGCGGAGCCCAGGCCGGCGAGGACCTTTTTCAGCCCTCCCACCGTAGAGGAGACGGCATCCTCCGCTTTCTTCATGCCGGTGAGCAGTTCCCCGGTCTCCGCCTTCATGCGGATGACAAGGGTTGCAAGCTCATTCGTGGCGCTCATCTACTTCCTCCTCGACTTTCCGCCAAGAAACGCCTGAAACGATGCGATCCCCTGCTTTGAGTCCACGCGGATCACCTTTCCATGTGCCTTATCACTCGATGATTTCGTGAGTTTCCTGACGAAGTTTCCAAAGTCCTTTCGATCGCCGTGGTACGAGACTCTTGCAACGTTCGCCAGCAACGCGTAGTCCGCGCTCTGGTTCCGCTCCACGGCTTCAAGGAACCGCTCGACCTGGGCCAGCGTGTACCGGTGAAGCACATCCTCGAATCGATGTCCTCTCGCTACGAGGACTTCGACGGCCCGGATGAGGCCTCCTTCAGGCTCTGACCTTCTACCAGCATCCGGGCGAAGAAGTTTTTTATGTAGGCTGCGTTCTGCTTCAGAATGCCTACCAGGATCGTTGCCGCTTTCGGGAACGGCATACCGGCCGCTTCTTCTTCCGATACGCCGAGCGACACGGCGATGATCTTCGGGACGTGATGCGCATTGAGAAGCAGGATGTCCGCGAACTTTTCCTGGATCTGCATCTCGTAGTCATCCGCCGTTATACCTTCCTGTTGACATGTCTGGATCGTCGCCCGGATGGAGGGGGCGAGTGCGACCACGGTCCCAAGAGACCATGGCCGCACCTTGTACCCCGCTATTTCCTCTTCCGGGAAAAGAATCGCCTCGTCCGTCTCCTTCAAGCGCTTCCTCCCTTTCGTCGGTGAAGGTTGGCTACGACTCGATCACCGGGGTGATCGTCCCGAACGGATCGTCGGGGTGACCGGTGTCCTCGAGCATCTCGAACTCGAACTCGAACTTTCCCCAGTCGTCGCCGATCATGGGAAGCTCGGAGCTGTTCTTGAGGGCAACTTTGTGGAGCAGCAGGTCGAACCACGGGCCGACGTCGGGGCGTCCGTAGAACCGGAGCTCCCCTTCGATCTGCGGTTCGGTCAGGAGGCGTACCACCCCGCCGGAGACGTCTCCGAACATCGCGAGCGCGAGGTTCTCCGCGTCGTACTCCTCCAGCGTGAACTTCGCGGTTCCGCCGACCGAGAGGACGACGGTCTTGTCCTTCTTCTTCGTGCCCCTGCGCGAGGAGAAGTGGTCCAGGGTCTCGATCGTCGGGACGATCGCGAATGCGGGAGCGTTCCCGAGGTCACGAAGGCCCGTCGGGAGCCCCTGGGCGTCGAACCGGTCGAACTTGATGATTCCCTTTCCGAGCATGTACAGGTCCGTGCTTGGCGCTGTTGCCATCTGAAGGTCCCTCCTTGGGGAAATAAAAAAGGCCCCCGCCGGAGCCTCTTTTTCTGTTTGGTTGCGGATACGAAAAAGACCCCCGAAGGGGCCTGCCGGTTATAAATCGACGAGGTTTAACCTCAGATGATCCTTACCGGATCTGTGGGATCCTTCGCCGCGTGCCGGTACGTCACAACGTAGCGGCAGATCAGCACTCCAGTGAACTCGTCGATGTATCCTTTTTTCGACGTCGCCCCCTCTTCCGGACGAACTGCCGCGAGTGCCAGGATCCCCGGATCGGTCTGCATCGCCTTGTAGATCTCGCAGTCGATCAGGTCTGCCGCATCGCTCACGTCCTGATCGTCCGCAAGGAGGTAGGTCTCTATCTGAACCGGGAACGAGCAGACGGCATACCGGTTGCTCAGGACCCGGCTTTCCACATCGTCATATACGCAGGTCACCGGAAACGACGCCGTCTCGCGCTTCGGCTGTGTCGACGGGTTGCGCCGCACCGTGCTGATCGTCGCGATCCCCTCGAGCGCGGCTACGATCGCCTGCAGGATCAGTGTTTTTACCGGAAGTGCCATCGCTTCACCCCTTCAGCCTGATACCGATGTCACGGAACGCCCCCACCAGGTGCGGACGCTCGAATGCCAGGATTGCTTCCGGATGGACCCGGGCCTTGACCTTCACTTGCTTGACCAGCCGGAACAGCGGAAGCACCTTTCCGCGGGACTCTCCGGCGTGCTTCCCTTTCTGCGCGACCTTCCGGCCGAACAGGATCAGGTTTCCTTTCTCCGACCTTGAGAAGAAGGTCTCACCCCACATCCCCGACTTCGCAGATCCGCGCGGGACGCCAGCCTTTGTCTTCGCAGCGTCCAGAGGAATCGTGAGCCATTGCCCGCGCATGGGGCGGATCGTTGTGACTTGCCCCTTCGGTCCGATGTGTGCGGCTGCGTAGGAAGTCCCGAATCCGATACCGCCTTCGACGGAGTTCGCCGATTCGGTGATCCGCAGCGCCCGGCACTGCGACCGGAGGTTGCCGGTCCTAACTGCAAGTGCCGTGTCGGATGTTCCACCAGTAAGCCATCGGGACTTTACCCGGGAGGCGAGGAGCGTGCTCTCCACCGCAAGGATCTTCTTTGCTTCCTTGAGCAATCGCGCCGGGACCATCCGGATGGCCTTCTTCGCCGCCTCCCCTCCGTCGATCCCGCCTCGAATCACAAGAAGATCCGCCTTCTTCGCTCCAGCTCCGCCTCAACGTCCTTCAGCCACTCCCCAACATCGAACTTCTGCACCGTTCCGTCCGGCGCCGCCACGGAAGACAGGCCGGGGTCGTTCCTGCGCCGAAACTCGTAGGTGATCTGCTTCAGGAGCTTCCGCCGCAACGCCGCCGGGATCGAATCCTCGGCGTACCCTCCGTCATAGATGACCCGGAGGTTGCGCCGGCCGGAGCGAAACTTGTACTTCAAGCTGGAAACCTGTATTTTCCCCGCCTCCGGATAGACGACGTACTCGTCGGACGCCAGAAGGATGTCGTTCTCGTAGACGGAGACGTTGCTCGCGTTGGAATGCGGCAGGTAGATTGTCTTGGCCCCGCCGTCGAAATACGCCACCCTGTCGTTCACCTGCTGGTACGCCACCTCCATGTACTCGTCCGCGCTGTCCAGCACCCCCGGGATGATGATGCCCAGGGTTGCGTCGTGGTCCGTCGTCGTGGAGACGGGAGGTCCGAGCAGGGTCTTCACATCGGCGAGAATCGTCACCCGAGGATCCTCCTTGCCTCTCGCATGATGTCTCCGACTCCGATGGAGTTCATGCAGAGGTACACAGTGCAGTTATGAAAAAGTTCCGAGTATTGACACGGTGCGCACCGTAGGTCGGACTTCAGGATGCGCGAGTTTCTCCCCACCGGCGCGTTCTTGCTCGTAAGCGTCGGTCCGAACAAGGCGATCAGCGGAACACCGAGCGCGTCCGCGGCGTGCATGCAGCCTGTATCCGTCGAGATGAACAGGTCGCACTGGGAAATTACCTTCGCGGATTCCGTGAATTTGAGTTTCCCGCAGAAGTTCTCATCCAGCGGAACGCCGTCCATCTCCTTTTGCCCGCCAACGCCGATCACGGAACCTCCGAACCAGCCCTTGACCGTTCGCGAAAGCCCGCTGAAATACGGCCAGTGCTTCTTGTCCCAGGTCCTCGTGGTGAACGCTCCATTGCAGAGGCCGATGATCGGTCGCGGAAGGTCAAGCTCCGGGCCCTCCGCCACCGGCACGTACAGCGGAGGGGTCGCCCCGGTATATCCCATCCCTCGGACGATCCGCATGTTTGCTTCGACTTCGTGCTCTTTCGTCTTCGGCCAGTTCGTCCCGGGCCAGCGGTTCCTGTAGATCCTCGCGCGCTCAAGAAAATACTTTCCCGCATCTGAGGTTTCGCATTGGAGCGGGATGAAGTAGCGCTTGTAGCCGTTCATCGGCCCGGGGTACTCGACGACACGGCCGACGAATACGGAGGATTCCAGGATGTCCCGAAGAGCCGGGGCCCGATGATCCTTCCACCCCTTTGCCATGCAGACGTCGATCTTTTCCGTCGGATCCATCGACGCCAGGGCTTGAAGCGCCGGGGTGATTACAATCAGGTTGCCGATGCCGGTCTTGATGTAGGCGGCCGTCTCGCTCATCGGGCCCCTGCTTCCGGTCCAGACGCCTCCCTCCGCCGAAACGCCGCGTACCCGAAGTGCGCCTCCGTGCAGGGATGGTGCATGGTCATCTCGTAGTTCTTGTCCTCCTGGAGCTCCCTGAACACCCACATGCACTTGAGCGTGTGGATGTCGTCCAGGACGATGTACTTCGCCCCGTGGACTCTCCGAAGGTCTGCTCTCCCGGAGTACGTGCCTCCATCCACCAGGGCGAGATCGAAGGTCGATATCCGGTTATTGCTCTTGATAAGCGCTACGCCGTCAAGTGGGAGCCCCTGCCGGATGAAGTATGCGTTGTACCGGTCCCGTTCCCGCTTATGCCAGCCCGCTTCCTGCCGCTGCGCCGGGCACTGAAAGGGAGCTTTCGGCCAATCCTCCCGGAAGAATCGATCTATCTCCTTGTCGGAGTAATGCTCCTTCGGGGGAGATGAGCAGACCCTATAGCATTTCATGTACGGAGCCCTTGTCGAGGCCAGCACGTCGTACATCTGCTTCACGGCCTCGATGCAAAAGAGCTTCACGTCTGGGAAGTTCGGATTCCTCTCCAGCCCCTCCCGAAGAGCCATCGTCGATCCTCGTCCGTCGGTCGATCCGATCTCGATCACCGTCCGGACGTCTGGACGGGACGCAAGGTCGACCAGGGTATCGAACATCAACCCTGTATGCGCGTCTCCCTTCCGGTGATCCGGCGCCCTCGTATGCTCGCGGATTGGCACGGCCATCGATATCGGATTTGCTACCTTCTTCATTCGACTGCCTCTCCTCTCACGGCAGATTGGACCGCCTTCCAGAAGTCGAACGGGGCTTGCCTCAGCCAGTCACGCAACCCGTCGATATCGGAGAGGTCCCTCTTCCATGACAGGTGCCCGACGTTGTCGTTTGCGACGACCTTCACACCGCAAAGCGCCGCTTCGAAAAACACCCGCTCCCCGGCACAGACCATGTCCGGAAGGTGGATCAGCCATCCTGCGGAGGAATAGAGCGCCGGCATTTCTCCAAGCGTTCGATGCGGAATGCAGGTCGTCATCGGGAACTCGAACCCCACGGATACATACGCAAGGTTGCGATGGCTCTCGATGTATTTTCTCAGCGATGTACTGGTCTTCCCGCCTCGCCTCCATCCCCCGACGATCAGCGCCTTCCTCGGATCGCGTACGACCTGGGCTACCGGACGGAACGCGTCCACATCGATCGCCAGCGGAAGCGAGATGCCCTTGCATCCCAGCTTCACGTGGTGGTTCCGGTAGTGCGCCGGCGAGAGGAACACGTTCAGGACCGAATCCGCGAAAAGCCTCTTAGAAAAGGAGGTGCGCTCCAGCTCCCGGCTGTCGTGTTCGTATTTCACGTACGGCTTCTTCTTCGTCCAGAGGAAGTCGAGGACCATCCGCATCTGAGCTGTTGAAAACTGGAAGAAGTTGTTCAGCACTGCCACGTCGCACTCTTCCAGGACGCGGGGGTGGAAGTTTTCAGGCGTGATCCCGACGATGTCGAATCCCAGCCGCTCACCAACGGCTACGACGCACCGGTTAGAATTCTCCGCTCCTCCATGGGGGCGGGAGTTATCCTGAATCCACGCTACGCGCATCGTTACGGATCCCCTCCGCCACTCTCTTCCGTCTTCGACCCCATCAGATCTTCCCGTGTCAGGGTGAAATGGTCCTTCGTCAGATAGCTGTCACTGCCTCCCGCCAAGAGTTCCCGGTGCTCGTACTCCATGCCGTCGATCCCAGAGAGGATCTTCCACTTCCCCTGTTTCTCTCCCATCCGCGCTTTCCTGACGGCGATGGCGTACTCGCCGGTGATGTGCTGGTAGAGACCATTCCGCTTCCGGATGATCGGATCCTTGTTCTCCACGCGGATCATTGCAATCCTTGGCATTGGGATCCTCGTCTCCTCCGTTTTCTAAGGTGAAGCCCCCGCCCTGTGGAAGCGGCGGGGGCCGTATTCCGTACGATCAGCCCGATCAGCCCGATCAGCTCGTCGAGTCGTCGAGGTACGTGAACGCGTCGGGGACCCCCGCCGCTCCGTCCTGCCGGACCACGAACCGGACCGCGGTCTCGTCGAACTCGAAGTACCGATCCCGCGAGGTGTCGATCGTCATGTTCTGCCGGACACCCCAGAGGTAGAACTCCAGCGCTCCGAGGATCAGGTCGCCCTTCGTCCCGTACGGCCTGGCGTTCCTCGTCAGCACGAGGGGGTAGCCGTTGAGCTGGGTCGGCATGGCCCCGCCGAGGAAGGACGTGTACCCATCGTGGTAGATGGGCTGCTTCTGGGTGTCCACCAGCTTGCGGAGGGCGTTCCGGGACGCCTTCCGGCTGATGTACGTGAGGTTCGCGAAGTTCTCGTCGATCTCCGAGTCCAGGTCGACCACGTCGTTGAACTTGATCTGCCCCGCCGTCTCCCGCGGGATCGCGACGATGTTCGGGTCGTTCAGAATCCCGAGCATCTCGTCTCCGGTGCCGAGCCCGGAGATGACCTCGTGCTCCGTCTCCCACTGGAACGCGCGGACGAACAGGGAGGTCACGTAGTTGATGATGTTGATCGAGGAGTCGGCGATCACCTCGTCCGTCAGGGCGATCAGGCCGATCAGCTTCTTCGCCGAGAGCTGGACGTAGTCGAAGACCGGCTTCGTCTTGCTCTTCTCGCCCGCCTCTCCCGGGTGGTACAGGTGGATCCCGCCGAAGTACGATCCGGCGGCCTGCACGAGGCGGGGGATGCGGAGGGTCTGCGAGCCCATCGGGAGGCGCCACAGCTTCGGCAGGATCGCCGACTGCGCGGTGGCGAACTCGATGACGGTGGCGAGGAACTCGATCGGCACGAGCACGCCTGCGTCGGTTGTGGTCAGCGGCCCGGTCACTTTCACGTTCTCGACCTCGACCATTGCGCTGTACTCGCGGATGTCGAAGCCCATCGACTGCGCCTTGTTGTAGTCGCCCCGGCACTTCAGGACCTGGGCGAACTTCTGCATCGCCGGGGACAGTGAGATCCACGGACCTGTGCTGCGGGACCCGAGCCCCTTTGCGAGGGAGACCGCGTCCTGCGGTCCGCCCGCGGTGCGGAAGTCCTTGTAGAACATCCGGGTGTCGATGATCGACTTCCCGCACGTTTCGAGCAGCCCGGCATCGCCGCTGGGGAACAGCGTCGCGTGCTCGACCCGCTTCATCTCTTCCTTGAGCGCCTTGATCTGCGGGAAGTCCATCCCCTCGATCGCCTTCGCGAGGATCCCCGGAAGGTCCTCCATGTTGATGACCACCTGCTGTTTCTCGGCCATTGCCGTTTCCTCCGTTCGCGGGCATAAAAAAAGCCACCCGAAGGTGGCCTCTCCTGTCCCGCTGCTTGTGGGGTTTATGAAATCGCTGTCAGTTCACCTTGCCCAAGACTCTGTCGACCTGGCCGGAGAAGATCGGCCGCAACGCGTCCTGTATCAGCGCGATCGCCGCCGCCTCGTCCCTCGCCTTCTTCTCCTGCGCCTCCCGCGCCTCGTCCTTGAATACCAGGAGAGGCGGCGTCTCTCCGTCCGGAGGATTGTCTTCGCTCCCATTCCCCTTATCCCCGCCTTCCGGTTCTGGCGGGAGGGTCTTCAGGAGCGGTTCCAGTTTCGCGAATTTCTCGTCCAGCATCTTCAGTTTCTCGGGAACATCCTTGAAGGTTTCCCGGATGCCCTCGACCAATCCCGCCAGAGTCCGGAGCTGCAACATGACCCCTCCATCCTCGCTGGAGGGGGCGGCATTGGAATCGGCGGGCGCGATCGCCTTCGTCAGTTCGGCGAACTTCTCCGGCTGGCACTTCTCGCAGGCGATGCCGATGTTGTCCCCGTCCTTGACGAAGAGCGTCAGGTCGCCCTTGCAGGTCGGGCAGGGATGTTTCTTTCCGCACGCGCCACAGCCAGTGCAGGTCTTCTCCTCGACGACGCCGAACCAGTGCGACTCGGGGACCTCGAACGGACCCTTCGGATCCTCGTTCTTGTCGAGGAACTCCTTGACCGTCTGCGCGAACGGGTTCATCGGGACGCCCACGGGCGAATACTCGAGCAGCTGCCACTTCGTGACGTCGCGGCCGTCGTACCTTCCCTCCCGCATAAGATCCTTCGCTTCATCGACCGAATAGCCGATCGACCAGTTCGGGATCCATCCACCCTTGATCTTCTGGTACAGACGGGTCCCCACCTCGTCCGGGAAGAACTGCGTCTTCGCAAGGATGCCCGGCTGCCCTTTGAACTCGTCGACCGTGATCGATAGCGGCTTGGCGATCGGCTCGGAAGACATCGGCCCGCGGCCGTGCAGCAGGAGCACGACGGGCTTGCCGATGATTTTCATACCCTTGGCCCGCATGATGTCGCCGCCGCGATCCTTGTGCTCCGTGGAGATGAAGTGCTCGACGATCAGATTCTCGTCGTCGAACGTCTTTACCTCCGACTCGAACATCTTGTGCTCGATCTTCATGTCGATCCTCCTGGCTCAATATTCATTTCCAAAAGACCCCTCCAAACGGAAACGGCCCCGAAGGGCCGTCAGTGGTGTATATTCAGAGACGAAAATGCTGATCGATGCTCTCAGGTACTTCTTCAAATTGCCTCGGGAAGATGTCCTTGGCCACACCAGGCATGATTCCCGCTCGGATACTTTCGTCATCCTCCCTGATCTTGCACCCACGGAGCTGGATGTACATAACTCCGAGAGACTGCTGATCGCCTACAATAAAAGCGTATCGGCCACTCCCAAATCCCGCGCGCTTCCTTCTGATATCTGGACGGCCATAAAAAAGCAGCAATCAACATTCTTGCGTACTCTGGAGCACGGTGACCCGAAGGCCCTCGCAGAGTATCTTTGCAACATGAGCCGTCACGATGCAACGATCGGGACGGTGCAGGGCAACCACGAGTACAAGAAGATCTGCCGTGTCCCGCGGTACAGGAGATTCGCAGCGGCCTTGATAAAGGATCGCCTCGTGTCCCTGGCCGAAGCCGTGGGAGCGATCCCATGTGAAAATCCAGAGCAGGGGACATGGGGGGGGAACTCCCGCCTCGATGCCGAACTGCTCTCGGACCTCGTTAGAAAATCCACCGGGGTGATACTGTCTCCTCCTCCGATCGACGGAGGGCTGTTGAAATTAAAAACTTCACGTGGCTTCATCGGCGAAAGGGATCTAACGTCTTACTTCACGGCCTATTGCATCCGAGACACCGTCCAGGCACGGAGCGCATTGTGCGAAATCGGCGGAGGTGTCGGACGCGGGTGCTATTGGGCGATCAGGTTCGGCTTCACCGATTATACAATTTACGATCTGCCACACATCAACGTATTGCAGGGGTTCTACCTTCTCAAGGCCGTCCCGGGATTCCGAATTTCATTGTTCGGCGAACCAGAGGCCGGAGGCGTTTCGATTCTTCCGTACTGGAGCATCCACGACGCGCCGGAAAACGCCTTTGACTTGGTCCTGAACCAGGACTCTTTCCCCGAGATCTCCGAGGAGACCGTCAGGGAATACCTCGTGACGATCAAGAAAATTTCACGCAGATATTTCTACAGCATCAATCATGAAAGCTGCCCCCCATCGGGCCTCGGAGAACTTCAAATCAGCGTTCCGCAGCTGGTCGAGGAAGAGGGCGGGTTCAGACGCGTGTCCCGGATCCCATATTGGCTTCGGCGCGGCTACGTCGCCGAGCTCTATGCGGTGCCCTCTCAATCCGTCACCGACCCGGCTTCGTAATAGCCGATCGTGTTCTGTAGGTACTTGATCCCTTCCGGCCCAATGTTCCCGGCGTCCACACGGTACTTCTCGTATGGCGCATCGGCCCCGATCGCCGCGATCCCGGCGACGGCGTTGGTGTAGAGCTCCCGAGCCGTCACCTGGCTGGCAAGCGAGAGCGTATAGAGGTTCGGCAGCACACCCCAGTGCAAATATCCGCCGTTGATGAAATTCCCGTACGCAAATGCTCCCTGTACGGGATAGACCGACCTGAACCCTGGCTCATAATCGTCAGCCCACCGCAACCATCGCATCGGACCGTTGTGGTTCGTCACCTTACAAAATAACGGATTCCATCCAGCGGTTGCTCCAACCGGTGCGGGTTGATCGTATAGCAGCTTCATCCACCGGGCGGCCTTGTCGACCTGGTCAGGAGTCAGCAGCCCGAAATAGACCGCGTACGCCGTCGGCAGCGGCCCGAATTTCAGACCTGCGAGCCCCGTGCTGTGCGGTAGATATCCCGCGGGCAGGGACGCTTCGTCCGTTGTCGGAATGTCGTACAGACGGAGATAATCATAGGTGATGACGCCGGTCGCCTCGCCTCCGTAGACTGCCGACATGATCGCCGTGGATGTCGGCAGCAAATTGATTGTTCCCTTGCTCACGCCATCGATGAAGATTTCCGCCGTCCGGGCCCCCCATGTAATCTGCGCCTCTATCTCGTAGAATGTGTCCGCCACGTATGTCGTGTCCGTTGGTAAATTCACATGGGCGGACCCGTTGTAATAAGTTATGTGGCCGGTGTTCCTGAACTCCAGAATTATGACGTTGGTCCCGGTTTGCCCGGTGAGGAAGAGGGCGTACATGCTCGCATTGGCCTGGCCAGACTTGGCCCGAACCTTGGCTCGCGTCGCTGCGATCTGGAACGGCCCCGAAATCGTGGCGGCCCCCGCTATTCCAGAGCGCGACTCGAAGTTCGCGCTTCCCGTCAATGTTAACTTCAGCAAATTATTGTTCGCGTCACCAGGGTCCTCCATCACTTCTGCGGTAATTGTCCCTGCCTTTAAGAAGTTCCCGAGCGTGAGAGCGGATTGCCGGGGATACCCTGCGAACGTCTCGAATAGGTAATCCCAAGTTGGCGTCGGAACTTCTATAAACGCCGCTTGGATCCCGGCCCTGATCGTGTTGTACCGAGTAGTCCACGTCTCTGCCGCTGATGCGTATGTCGTGCTTTTGGAGCACATATACGACAGGACCTGGGCAGCTTTTGCCGCAAGGCATGACTCCAGAATATGGTCTCCCGAGAACTCGTGGATCACAAAAACACCTTTGCTTTTATAGGTCCCTGAATATTGCGTCACAAGTCCTGTGGTTCCGTTGAACGGCACGGAATCGAATGCATCGACCATCTGCGAGTAGTGTGCGTCGAACCAGGCAAGCCATGTCGCGTCGAAGTCACGCTTCACCCCCCACCAATAAACAAACTCGATCGGAGGAAACGGAGCAGTGAGCAGCGGCTTGTCGGCCTGGTTTTCAGTGTACGCCGCCACGGTCATTACCCCGTCCGCCGGGATCCACGACGGCATGGTGCCGAGCGGATAGGTATCCGTTCCGCCGGAAATCGGCCGGGTGTACGTCGTCGATCCGTTCGTGATCTGCTTGCTCCAAATCCACTCGCACATGGTCGCCATGAAATCTTCATCGAAGAATTCAAGCCCCGCGAAGAAATCTCCGGAGATGAATTCGATCGGCCACATATTGGTGTAAGCATTTCCTGGGGTATAATAAAACTTCCCGGAATATCCCGCCTCTGTGATCGCCGTCTTCGCGTAGGCAAGATGATTCGTCACCCGCGCCCGCATCGTCGCAACATTGTCGCGGGGAGAGGAAACAAACCTCCTCCAACGGGCAGCTTGGTCGGAATAGGCATTAGGCATCGTTATCGTCGGCGTCGACGATCCTCCCGCCGGAGCCGCCCACCGGAACTGCCCCGAGTTGTCCCAATGCGGGACCATCGTGTTGTCGGGCGTGCCGGTGGCTTTCAGTTTCCCGGGAGTGATCGAGTTGTCGTTGATCGACAGCGCGGGAGCGGTCGTTCCGTTCGCTACGCCGATCATCGAATCTCCGGTCACCTCCGTGACGGTTCCGGAACCCGACCCGCCGGACGTGCCGATGAACTCCACATCCGCACGCGCGAATGCTGCGGCACACAGGACAGCGAGAAGGACGAGCAGGTATCGTTTCATCGCGCGCGCCTCCATCAGTTCTTGTAGAACGTGGCGCGGATTGTCCCGCCGTTGCCCACCGTGCCCTGGATGCAGCGGAATCGCCTCACATCTCCGTTGCCGTTGATTACCACCTTGTCTCCGATGCTCAGTAGGTGCCCCACCGCGGCGCCCGTATTCGTGGCCGCAGTACCGTGTACGGTGATCCGGATTGTGCCGGTCTCCACGGAGATGAGCGCGTAGTCTGGATTTGAGGCGATCGCTCCAGCGGAGAATCCCGTCGAGGTGGTCGGTGTGATCTTCTCGTACCGGTACGCATCGCCCGCGAAAGCGGACAGCGCCGCCAGCACCAGCAGCAGGGCAAGGATCAGGCTTCTCTTTTTCATCGGCTTCGCTCCTTTGCCGGAAAATTGTTTCGAGTGGAAATGAAAAACCCCGCCAGGGCGGGGCCGTAAAGGTTCCACGTGGAACGCGACAGCTATGCTTTGAGGTACAAAACGGTGCAGCGACAGCCCACGTTTTCAGACGGATCGCCCCCATTTCCCGGTGCATCCATCTCGTCGTCGCCGACGCGGAACATCTCTTCGATCGGGATCCCGTCCGCATACTGCTGACCGGCCTTGACGTGCGACGGCCGCACGTTCTCGTCCCCGGCGGTGAGCCAGCTCTTGACGACCTTCTCCTCGATTCCGGCCTGCCGGATCGCCAGCAGGTCCGCCTTGTTCGAGGCCGCGATGGTCTCCGTGCGGGCGATCAGGGGCGCGCGGTACTTGTCATAACTGTCGAACGTCTCCCGCAGCGTGTCGGCGATGACGGAGAGCGGCTTGCCGTCGGAGAATCCCTGCCGCAGCACGGCCCGGATGTCGTCGAAGGTGGTACCGGCGACCTCCTCGGAGAACATCTCCATGCGGGACGAAAGCCACTTCGCCACCTTCGGATCGTTCACGTTGAACGCGAAGTCGACCCCGACCTCCCGAAGGATGCGTTTCCCGCCCTGCTCGATCAGCGAGGCGACCGGAGGCTTGACCAGCAGCACCAGCCGTGCGGCCTCCGTCTTCTTGACGATGTTGATGTCGTCGCCGACGCCCTTCCTGGCGATGTGCTCCTGGACGGCCTTGCGACTCCATCCGGCGTACTGCGCCTCGACCCGGGGCCCGAGCTTGTGCAGCCGCGCGATCACCTCGGATCCGAGGTTGCGGAAATATCCCCGCATCTGCGAAGTGACCATCCGCTCCCACGGCGCCTGCCGGGAGATGAACTGCCGCCACTGCCGTGCGCGGGATGCTGCGGGTGCCTTCTCTTCGGCCTCGCTCCCTTCACCTTCCTTCGGAGGCGGAGGAGGCGGAGCGCCAGCCGCGTCCGGGTCCTGCGTCACGCCGAACGTGAACCACGGCTTCTCTCCCCACGGGACCTGGTCCTTCCCCTTCTTCGCGCGGACCTCGTTGATCGTTACAACGTAGTTGCGCAGCAGCATCTCTTCTTCCGCGCGCTCGCCCGCCCGGTCCCCGGTATCCGGCAAGTCGAAATCGCAGAAGAGCCCGCGATCCCACCGCGGCAGCAGGAAGGTTTCGATCTGCTCCTCGATCAGCATGCATTTGGGCTTGATGCACTCCAGGATGAAGGTGTCGTTCAGCGCCTCCAGATTGGCCCGGTTGACGTCCGCCACCAGCCCGAGCTTCCCCTCGGAGAGGTCGTACGACGTGATGAGACGCTCCCGCATGTCCTTCGAGACTTCGGCGACCAGCGATTCCTTGTTCGACCAGCCGGCCTTGTCCGCCGCCAGCCCCGAGTGCGTGATGAGCGGCCGTCCTGACTGCGTTGCCGCCCCGAACTGCTCCCGGACCTGCTCCCGCAGTTCCGCCGCCTGCTCTCTGGTCAGCTGCTGGTCCGTGTGCAGGTGGATCCCCGGGATGCCCTTGTTCTGGAACAGCGCCCGCTGCTGCTGCATCAGGAACAGGTCGATGTCGTACGGGTAGGTCTGCGCCATCAGCGGGGAAAAACCCATGAAGGGGGACTTCGGATTTGGGTACTTGAACATCACGATGTCTTCCGGAGCGAATGTCTTCCTGATCCCGCCGTCCTGGTATACCCAGTCGAGGATCCGCACGTCGGTTCCGACTCGGGGCGAAAGCGTTGCGGTCGACGTGAGCGGAAGCGGCCAGATCTCTCCCGGCAGGCCGAGGCGGTTCCTGGAGACGTGCCAGCCGCACGACCCGCCCACCTCCATCCGCAGAATGGTCTCGTACCACAGCACCATCCGCGACATGATGCCGTTGGGGTTCCGCATCAGGTCGAGGAACGGATGCTCGTAGATCTCCTCCTCGACCAGCCCCATGTCTTTCAGCGCGTACTTCCGCTCCCCCGCGGTGTTGATCGCCTTGACCTTCATCCGGATTCCCGCGGTATCGAGGACCTTCGATCCGTTCTTCCTGCGGTACACCTTGAGTCGCAGCGGGAGCGTCGCGCCTGTCTTGGCGATCTTGTCGATGCAGTTGTACACCCAAGATCTATAACTGTCGCAGAGTGCCGCATATGATTTTTCCGGCGCGACGCCGAAGTTGAGCGCGGACATGACGGCGGAGAGCAGCTGCGTGTCCGCCTGGCCAGACGCCGCCGCCTTCACTTCCTCGGCCGTGGCCTCCTTCGCTTCCTCGATGGCCCGGCCCACGTCCTCCGGGCTCTTGTACCCACGGCGACGTGCCACAAGGTCGATGAGTGCGTTCAGCACGGCGCCTCCGTCATGCGAAAAAGAAACCGGGCGTCCCCCGGTTCCTCATCCAGTTGATCGCTTGCGTGGTCTGATCGACCTCGTCGTCGTTCGCTCCGCGTGGGAACGATGACAGCTCGCCGAGATATTCCTCTACCCACGGCGCGATGGAAGGATCCGGCAGATAGAGATTCCCGGCCTCGTGCTCGGGCTGGATCGCGTACGCCCTGGATTCCTTGCCGCCGTCTGGATTCACCGCGATCACCCCGGGGATCTCCTTCGTGAGCGTCTCGATGATGGCCGGACCGTTGGCCTTATCCTCCACGAGGACGGCAACCGCCATCGGCCATCGGGCCTTCATCGCACGGACTGCTTTGATTGAATCTGCGAAACCCATCCGCTCCTTGACCCGGTCAAGCAGGTACTTGTCGGCGCCTACCCGCCCCCACGCTCCGCCAGCGACGTAGTCGGAATCGGTAGTCTTCTTGAAGGTCATGTCCCACGACAGCACGACCTCGTCGAACTTGGCGGGTCGGGCCTTGTAGAACCGCCAGTGGTCGCGCTTGAAGATCCCGCCGCCGGCCGGCGCGGGCGACTGCTGCAGCTGCCCGGCGGTGCCGAAGGACGCCAGCCGTTTCTTCCAATCCGCCAGGTCGGCCGGAGGGAATCGCTTCTCCCAGAGTAGATCCCCGACCGCCTGCCGGGGATCGTAGGCCCCGAGGGCGGTGGTGCGCCGCTTGCCGTCGAACTCCATCGGTATGCAGATGTGCTCCCACTGCGTGCCCTGGGAGAGCAGGTGTCCCGTTGCGTCCCGCTCATGGCCGCGCTGCTGGATCACGACCTGCCGACCGGTCGCGGGGTCGTTGAACCGCGTGCTCCATACCTCGTCGAGCCAGCGATTCACGCTGTCCCGCTCGACGTCCGAGTGGATCTTGTCCAGGTCGTTCGGGTCGTCGACGACCAGGATGTCGCCGCCCTCGCCGATGATCGACCCGCCGACGGAGGTCGCCAGCCGGTACCCGGTCTTGCTGTTCTCGAACCGGGTCTTTACGTTCTGGTCGCCGGTCAACTGGAACGTCTGTCCCCACCGGGCTTGGTACCACGGGCTTTCGATGATGCGCCGGCACTTGAGACTGTCGCGCGTCGAGACGCCGGCAGAGTACGAGGAGAACATCCAGCGCGTGGAGGGCCGCACCGTCCACTCCCACACCGGCCAGAACACGGAGACGACCAGGGACTTCATCGTCCGCGGCGGGATGTTCACCAGCAGATTCCGGATCTGCCCGAAGCTCACCGCCTCCAGGTGGGCGCAGAGAACGTCGATGTGCCAGTTATCGAGCCGCGGCGTCGCCGGTTCGACGACGGCCCACGCCTGCTCAATGAAGGCTTTTAGGCTCTTCTCCGCGATCAGCTTGTCGATCAGTACCAGCGGCGGTGCCTGGTACGGTTCCGGCGACGATGATGTCCCGGATGCGCTTGAGATCATCGAGCGGAAGGCTCCTCAGACGGCGCTCCTCTTCGTCCGACACTCCGCCATGCAGAGGCACGCCGTCTGCTCCGGTGACCTCCTGGCGCTCCACCCACCCGCGTTTCTTCCCTTTGCATTTGAGGTGGAAACAGATCGCCCATCCCTGATCGTTTACGATCGCCTTTTTGAGCTTCGATTCCGTGAAGTCAAGGTCCTGCTCGTCGGCTTCGAGGAACGCGGCCTCGAACTCCTGATCGGCCTTGCGCCACGCATAGAGCTGCCGCCTGGAAATTCCGGACGCTTTGCACGCCGCCGTGACGTTGCACGCCTTTCGCTCGAACGCGATCAGGAACAACTTCTTCCGGCGGTACGTCTTCGCCGCTTGCGTGTTGCCACCCGCTTTATTGCCGCCGCTCATGCCCCCACCGCCATCGCGTTCTGCCGCCTGCTGTGCGCCGCCAGTTGCCGCGCGCGGTTCGTGCCGACAGGGCACACGTCACAGGCCCGGATCGTCAGTTCCTTGCCGCCCGCGGGGAAAATGCGGCGCTTGATGCACGCCTGTTCGCGATCGCGTAGCCGACACTTTCTCGCTGCGTGACCCGGTGGAAGGCGCTGCGCCATCTCGGCTCCTTGTGCCGGAAAAGGGTGCGGCCCCGTTTCTTAGGCGGGGCCGCAGGAAAGGAGAAGCACGCCACTTTGGCGGAGTGGCCAACAAAAAAGCCCCGCGTGTGCGGGGCCGTGAAAAGCTGCGGAGACAATTCGGGTTGTGTAAATATAGGCAATTTTGAAGGGGGTGCGCAAGGTGACAAGTTAGGCGCCCTGTTTGTCACCCCTACACAACGGACAAGAAACGCCATCCCGAGGGCATCGTCCCTCGTCACGATCCTTGATCCATCGGTCAAGATCCCGTGTCAGCGCCCGGGGCACGCCATTCTCGACCACGATCGGAGCCCCACGCTGTTGCATTCTGATCGACCCACGCTCGGAGACGCCGAGGTATCGCGCGATTTCTTTTCGCCCTGATAGCCACCTACCTTCGCTCACTCCCTCTCCCCCCGGACAGATATCTCCCCGTTGTTCAGCGCCGCCCGCATGGTCCGAAGATCCGCCGACACCAGCCCCCGCAGCACCTTCGGCCGGACGAACGCCCCACAGAGAGCGCACTGTTGCCGCCCCTTCCCGCGCCGCTCCTCCGGCATCCGGCTCACGCACAGCGGGCAGACGGAGTGCTCCGGGATCGACTGCCAGAACGTTCCCGCCACGTCGTCTGATGCCTTGAGCCACGCCTCCGCGTAACCCGTGCGGTCGTACTTCTCGATCACCACGCGGACGGAGACGGCGTACTCCAGCTGCCGATTCCCTGCGTCGACGCGGATCGGAGCCGGGAGTCCCTTCTGTGGGATCAGCGTCTTGACGCCGTTGATCGACATGATCCGCTCGGCTTCTTCGACGTGCTCTCTGAGGGAACGTGGAGACACTACGCCGAGGCCCCCGTAGCCCTGCGCCAGTTCCTCCCGATCTTTATCTGCGTAACCACCGCCCGGCTTGTGTTGTATTTTTCGGCGATCATCCCTTGCGTCATGTTCCCTGCCCGGCACGCTTCGAATATCTCTGCCGCCGTTTCAGCGGTTATTTTGTGATGATGATTTTTCTCTCCATGCGCCGTCCGATTCTTCTTGAAGCAATCCTCAGCGTTGTCTTTCGCCGTACCGAGGAACAAATGATCCGGTCTTACGCATGCAGGGTTGTCGCATTCATGGCAGACGAACATCCCATCAGGAATTTCGCCACGGAAGAAAATATATGATGCCCGGTGGGCCAGCATGTCCCGGCCCTTGTAGCCCAGCCGACCATATCCGTTGATCTCCGTCCCGGTCCAGATGAAACATTCCCCGGAGATGTCTATATTCCTGTACAGCAGTTCCTGCATCGTTCTTCTCGGGTGGTGATTGTGGATGAACCGGATCGGCTCTCCTTCCACGTGGCCATATTCTTTTCTGTTCGCCGCTGCGATGGGAACGGCTTCTCCGCAGCCGCACTCGCACAGCTTCGGCTCCATTGCCGCACCACGTTCCTTGGCCTTCTCTTTTTTCGCCGCACGATGCGCTCGGTTATATTCCCTTGCGCTCTCCCGATGGGCCTCACGATAGGCGACGGCGTACGCCTTCCTTGATTCCATATTCCTCATCCGCCCTCCCCCTTCTCCCACCCGTCGATCACCTCGACCCGCGCGGGCCGCGCCTCGATGTCCAGCAGCCTGGCGTTCGGCATGTCCAGGCCGATGTCGCAGTTGAGCCGGGCCTCAACCGCCTCGGAGGCGACGTACTCCGGCACCTTGACGACGACGCGGTACGGGATGTCGAAGATCAGGATCTTGCTCATCGGGCGGGCTCCTTCGCCGACTCCCGGCATACGATCACGCCCTCCGGCGGCGCTACCATCGGATCGCCGAAGAGGATCCGCTCCACCTCGGGGAGGTCGCCGACAGGAACGCGGCCCGTGCCCCCGCACCCGTGACACTTCGCCATCCCCGCCACGGAGTGATCCTGGCGGTC